CACGCTCAACAACCGAGACAACGCCACAAAGGGGCTTGCCTTCAGCTTTGACCAGACCCTCACGGATGGCGGCGCGGCGCCGGCTACCTACTTCAGCGTAGCCGACTCCGTGGTCATGAAGTGCAGTCGCAACCGCATCAGCGGGTTCTCCGGCGTGACGCAGGTCGCGGTCTTCGCGCCGTCGCACACGGCGGTGAACTGCGAGATCCTCATCGAAGAGGACGGCATTTGATGGAGCCGATCCACGTCGAGGAACCTGCGCCCGCGGTGACTGCTCCCGAGCAGACGCCCGAGAAGGACGCCATCGTGGCGAGCGTGACGGATGACGCCGCGCTCATCGCCCACGAGGCGCAGGCCGCTACCCCGTCGCCCGAGGAGCTCGTCAAGCTCGCCCAGGGCGCCGAGGACGGCGGGATGATCGGCGTGGTCCTCGCCGTCGTTGCGGTCCTCGGTGGCGGCGCGGCGTGGAAGTTCTACTCGCAGAGCTCGAAGCAGAAGGCCGAGCTCGCCAACAAGCAAGCCGAGCAGGCGCACGAGCTGGCAATGGCTGAGCTCAACGCGAAGATGCAGGGGCCTACCACGAGCCCGCCGCAGTGCATCGCAGCGCACACATCGCTCGAGGCCCGTATCGCAGCTGTCGAGGCCAAAGCCTCGCGTACGACCTTGCCCGACTTTCCCGACGACTTCGACGCCGAGCTGCTGATCGCGCGCGTCGAGAAGCTCGAAAAGGCCGCGAAGAAGAAGCCAGCGCCCGCAGGGAGGAAGCCGTGAACCTGTCCCCGCACTTCACGTTCGATGAGCTCACACGCACCGGTCAGACGGCGCTCCAGGCAGTCAACCGTCAGGAGGCACAGGCGTGCATGGGTGCGCTTACCGCGCTGGCGACCACGGTGCTCGAGCCCATCCGGGCGAAGTTCGGCGCCGTGCGGATTAACAGCGCGTTTCGTGGACCTGCCGTGAACACGGCGGTGGGCGGGTCGAAGACCTCGCAGCACATGAGCGGGCAGGCCGCGGACATCGTCGTGCCCGGCGTGGCGCTTGAGGTCGTGTTCGCGTGGATCGTGAAGGAGAGCGGCATCCCCTACGGGCAGGCCATCCTCGAGGGCCCGGGCGGCAAGGTGTCGTGGATCCACGTCTCGCTGGGTGAGCCCTACCGTGCCCGCGAGAAGAGCCGCCAGGCGCTCACGTGGGACGGCAAGACTTACGCGCCGTGGAAGGGCTAGACGTCTCCTGTGCGGTCGAGGTCGGCGAGGTTCTGTCCATCGCCGACCCTCGGCTTCACGAATGTCTGTGGCCCGAAGGGTTCACACTGACGGCGCACGTGGTCGAGGTCGACCCCGTCGTGGTGCGTGTGCAGGTCACGACGCATCGGCTGTGCAACGAGGCCGAGGACGAGGCTGCACAGGTCCGTCGCGTCTGGCGCCGTGCCGTCGCGAAGGCGCGTCAGGCCTGGGGGCCAGAGTTCACGGTCGAGACAGTCCGCGGTGACTGTTCCGATGCTGTGCGCTCTGCTGACGTAGACGTGCTCGAGACACGATAGCGCGCAGCACGCACACGATTAGCCGCGAGAGCAGCTGCACCATCGCGCCCACGAGCAGCACGATGGTCGCCACGGTTAGCCACGCGAGCATCACTCGACCAGATGCGCGAAGAGCGGCCCGAGCGTGAACCGGATGCGCGCCCGCGCGATCTCGGCGTACTCGCGCGAGAGCTCGCACCCGACGAAGCGCATCCCCTCAAGCATCGCCGCGCGCCCCGTAGAACCGGACCCGGTGAATGGGTCCAGCACGAGGCCACCGGGTGGCGTGACCATGCGCACGAGGTAGCGCATCAGGTCGGTGGGTTTGACTGTCGGGTGATGGTTCACGAGGTCGCGCGCGGTCCTCCCGGCGCCAGCCCTGGGGCTCTGCATGCCTGCGCTGCCGTCCTCACGTCCGACGGCATCGGCGCCCGTCCTACGCGTGAGATCGCCGATCACCTCCTCACGGTCGGACCTGTCAGCCTTCGCCGTGTAGAAGTACCGTGCCGCGTCGCGTAGCCCCTCGGTCGCCTCGTCGCTGCCGTCGTGGAGGACGTTGGCGGGCCAGCGGCCGATCTGCGATGGCTCAAACGTCCTACGAGCCACGGCAGGCGCGTAGGACGTCCGCGCCGTGTTGATGCCTTGAGTAACAGCGTTGTCCGTGTAGCCATCTCCAGACGTGACGCGGCACCCATCCACATTGATCGCCCCCGTACCGTAGCGCAGCACGTTCGCCGCGACGGTCCCAACCAGCGGCTTCCGCGCCATGCAGATCGGCTCGTGCGCTGGCTTTAGGGCAGTGCCCCAGCCGGACCAGCGGCGGGCGTCGTCGGTGGCGGGTGCGGTGACTGCGAACGTAGGCGGCGCTCCTTCTTCGCATCGACGGTTGTACCCAGTGTTCGTGCCACCGGATGTAGCGACGTTGAACTTCGGAGCCTGCACGCGCTCGCCGACGACCTGCCGCTCCGCTCCCGCCGCCTTATCGATGGCCTTGGACACGTCCAGCGACTTCGGGAACCCGCTCCCGTAGAGCCACATGATCTGGTCGCGCACGTCGAACCCGGCGTCCTCGATGGCGCACGCCATGCGGTGATAGGTCCGCGACCCTGAGAAGGCGAGCAGGTGCCCGCCGGGCTTCAGTACGCGCAGGGCTTGGTGCCACACCTCGAGGTCATAGGCGATACCGCTCGCGTCCCACTTTCGGCCCATGAAGCCGAGTTCATAGGGCGGGTCGCACACGACAGCATCCACGCTCTCGGCCTCGAGCGTGGCCATGCTCTCGCGACAGTCGCCGACGAGGATGCGCGCCCTCATGGGTTGACCTTCGCGTGGTACGCCGCGCGCATCTGCCGGTTCTCCTCGCGGACCTGCTCCAGCGCCGCGAGGCCCTCGGCCAGCACCTCAACGGGCGTGATGCCCTGATGGTCTGGGTTCGCGCAGCGCCACGCGAGACGACGGAGAGCGGACTGTGCCCGGTCGATAGCCGGGCATGTATGGCCGGGGGGCTTCATGGCGCAGCCTCAAGAGCAGCGACGAGCGCCTCTGCTTCTAGTGTATGCACTCCTGCAACCCGATCATGCGGAGAGCGAAGCCACACGCGAGAGACGCTCCATCCCTTCCCAGTCGGAACGACTGCAAGGCGCGGTTCCTTGTGATGCTCACGGACGAGCGCGAGTAGGCATCCGAGCGTGGAGTGGTCGGTGAGGTCGGGCAGATCCTTTGAACCTGTGCGGCCGTTCTTCCACTCCATGCCATTCTTGCACCACGTAGGCGCGGCTAGTTCGCGTTCCTCTTCATCGACCCAGATGCATCGGAACCCATCACCACGAAGCATCCCCGACATCCACCGCCAGCCGTTGCAGGCGACGGCGCGCTTCGCGAGCGCGATCTGCTCCTCGGTCATTCGCCACTCCGCATCGCCGCATCGATCAGGCTCGCGACCTGGGCGCGGTCCATGTTCGCCATGGTCTCGCCCCTAGTGTATGCACTAGCCACGTCCACGAGGCCCATCGCGATGGCTGCGCCCTCGGCCTGTCGCTGCGCGTCCTCGAGCGACGAGGCCCGACCGCGCTGGTCGGTGATGGGGTCACGCGTCATGAGCTCCCACGTGTAGTGCCCTGCGGCGCTCTGGTTCACGATGAGGTGCGCCCCATCCCGCAGGCTGTGCGTCCACGCGATGTGCGACACGGGCTTACTGATGGCGATCACGGTCCAGTCAAGAATCGGCATGGGGGTACACTCCGTTGAGGGCAAGGTAGACTTTGCGGGTGATGGATACGTCGTTGAGGCAGTAGTCGGTGATGTCCGACTGCCGGCCTTCCAGCCAGAGCGGAAGCACCTCCGACCCATGGCCCGACTTCTCGCCCACGCCCAAGGCGCCGGCAAGGTCGGCCAAGCTCACGCGTTCACGCGTCGGAAAGGCGAGGTGCATCGTGTCCGTCACGCGCTTGCGATGGTCCTCGCTCACCTCGTGGATCCATCCAGCCAGCACATGCCCAAGGCGCGCGGACGTGATGTGCAGGCGAGGAATGTCGAACCCAAGCACGTTGTGCCCGACGACGTGAGCCGCCCACGCCTTGTGCTCGCGGAGGAAGTCGCCGAGCTGCGTGAACATGCGGAGCTCCTGCTCGTCCGTGGGACCGCCCACGAAGCACGCAGACCGCAGGGTATCGCTGTCGTCAGGCTCCCACACCACGCCGATGCAGGCAATGCGCGAGATGCGCCAATCGAGCGCCGCGCGCGACCAGGTCTCTTCGTAATGCTCCTGGCACCACGTTGCGATGCTCTCGGGCCTCTTGAACTGCCCGGGCACCTTCGAGGCGACGTACGCCGTGCGCTCGTGCTCTGCCCACAGCAGCGGAGGGAGTGTCTCGATGTCGATGTAGAGCTTTCCGGACTTCATCGTGCGTCCTCAAGGTAGGGAGCTGCGAACATGCCCGCGGGACCGAGCAGCAGGCACCAGAGAGCGAGCTGGTAGTCGCCGCACCACGAGAACAGCGCGCAGAACGTGGCGGCGAGGATGGGAGAGAGACAGGTAACGATAGCGGCCATGTAGACCTCCTAGTGATGCGTAGGGCTAGAACGGAATGTCGTCGTCAGACGGCGGAGGAGCGCCTCGAAGCTCGGCCTCGAGCGGTCCTCCCGGGAGCGGCTGATGCGCAGGCGGGGCCTTGTAGCGCCAGATCACACCCGTGCAGGACTTGTCCTTACATTTGAAGTCGGGCGCCTTCGGGTTCGTCTTCTTCTCACGATTGTCCCACATCGCGCCGCCACATTCGGGACAGAGCGTGGAGCGGGTGTAGGACTCGACGGTGGCACCGGGCGCCACGCGGTCAGCCACGCGCTGTGCGGTCGCATCGAGGCGAGCCTTCACGTCAGGCGGGGGAACCGTGGGCTCCTCGCGCGTGTACTCGGTGCGCGCCGTCTGGGGGCGCTGGGCGACGCTTGCAGTGCGCACTGGCTGGCTCGCGGCCTCGCCATCGTCGTCGTCGCTGACCACGCCCACAACCGAGGCGAGCGTGTAGCGGCGCAGGTACGTGAGGATGGAGCCAACGACCTGCGGGTTCTCCTGGGCAGCACGCACGCCGATGGTCGAGCCGATGTACTGCCCGCTCGAGTGCATGAGCGTGGTCGTGAGCGTGACCTGTCCCGCCTCGTCGCGACCGGGCAGCTGCGTGACCGCGAGGCCGTGCTTCGCGAGTGGGGCGCGGCACGCGTCCATGATGGATGCGAGGTCGGCGTAGCGCGTTCTGAAGTGCGGGTTTGTGGCATCCTTGCTGGCGGCGTTCATCTCGCCTTGCGCGGCGGCAAGGGCCTTCGCCAGCTCGCCGAGGTTGTCGCTTTGGTACATGGTCATGATCACTCCTTACGCGATGCCGAGGTTGATGAGCGCGCTGCTGTCGAGCGTCGTGTAGTCGCCGGTGCTAGAGACGAGACGGTAGGTTCCGTCCTCGACCGTGACCACGATGCTCTGCTCATTAAGCGCCTCACGCTCAGCGATCGCGTCGGCTTCGTATGCGCTTGCCTCGATCTCGCGGTGGCCGCCGGTGACGGTCATGATGATGATCAGGGTCATTCGATCTCCTTCTGCCGGGTGGGGTTGACGACCCGACACCCCCATACTATAAATGGGTTCACGGAACGTCAACCCGTGGAGAAAGAAAAATGGGATCGCTCGCAGACAGACGTAAAGCCGCCGGGCTCACTCAGGCACAGCTCGCCGACCTCGTCGGTGTCGGAATCAGCGCCATCAAGGCGTACGAGAACGGTCGCCGCCGGCCGGCCGCTCGCGTGATCATGGAGCTGTACAGGGCTCTTGGCCTCACGGCCTCGGACATCGCCGAGCTCTACATGAAGGACGGAGGTGCGGAATGAACGAAGCGATGCAGCTGCGCACGCTCATCGACAGCCTCCTCACGCGTCTGGAAACGGCCGAGCGCGCTCTCGAGGACGAGAAGGCCCGGCACGCGGAGTGTGAGCGCAAGATGATCGACTACGCTACCCGCTGGGCGGTGGCAGAGGCGCGCCTCGATGGCGTGGTGCGCTTCGGTCCTGACGTGCTCAAGGTGAAGCCATGATCGAGCGCAACTACACCATCCTGCTCGAGCCGCGAGGCAAGGGCCGTCCCGTGTTCACGCGCGCGACCGGGAGCGCCCGAACGCCGGAGACTACCCGTGCGTGGGAGCACGAGGCGGCGCACCAGCTGCGTGAGCAGCACGAGGACGTGCCGTGCGATGAGACCAGCCCGCTGTGGGAGGTCGACATTCGGGCCTACCATCTGCGCCCGAAGACGCGCCCGTCCTACATCGAGCGCGCCCTCTGGGGCCTGCCCGAGTACCGTCTTCCGGCGACCTCGCGGCACGACCTGGACAACGTCGTGAAGATCACGCTCGACGCCATGCAGATCGCACGCGTGGTCCAGAATGACCGATGCATCGTGAGCATCGCAGCGTCCTCGTGGTTCGCCTGGGGGAATGAGCAGCCGCGCGTCGAGGTCACCATGCGCGAGGTGACGCCATGAGCAAGAACGTGGTGTACTACGGCCCTGCGTTCCTCGAGAGCCTTAAGCGAGAGGTCGAGAACGAGAACATCGCACAGTCCTACGACATGGGGCGTGACCTCGAGCGCGCCGCCGTCCTCGCGCTGCTCGACCGCGAGCTCGAGGTGGCCGAGGCGCATGACCTGCTCATGGGGACGCTTCGCGTTCGGCAGCTCCGAGACATCATCGCGCGCGGCGAGCATCGTAGGGAAGAGCCATGACCATCGACCTCAACAACGACGCTTCGGCGAAGGGCACCGCACCCATGAAACCCCCTGTCATTGTCGCCTACGGCGGCGGAACGAACAGCACCGCTCTGCTCATCGGCATGCACGAGCGTGGCGAGCGCCCCGACCTCATCCTCTTCGCCGACACGGGCGGCGAGCGGCCCGAAACCTACGCCTACCTTGATGTCCTCGACGGCTGGCTTGCTCAGGTCGGCTTTCCCCCGCTCATCCGTGTCCGCTACGCGCAGAAGACCGGCCTCGTCGAGACGCTGGAGGAGCGCAGCCTTCGGACGCAGAGTCTCCCCAGCATCGCCTACGGCTACAAGGCGTGCTCCGAGAAGTTCAAGCGTCGGCCGCAGGACAAGTTCGTCAACAACTGGGAGCCCGCCAAGGCAACCTGGGCGGCTGGCCTGAAGTGCGTGAAGCTCATCGGCTACGACGCCGACGAGGAGAGGCGCGTTCGCAACGCCCCGACCGAAGACGCCAAATACACCTACGTTTACCCGCTCTACGCTTGGGACTGGGACCGCGACGACTGCATCGCAGCCATCGACCGTGCGGGCCTTCCACGACCGGGGAAGAGTGCGTGCTTCTTCTGTCCGTCGTCGAAGAAGGCCGAGGTGCTCGACCTTCAGCAACGGCACCCCGACCTCTACGCCCGTGCCTGTGCGATGGAGAGCAACGCCAACCTCGACACCGTCAAAGGTCTTGGACGGCGCTGGGCGTGGCGAGATCTTCCGCAGCTTGCGCCAGCCGACCTACGCGGCCTCGCCGACCCCGAAGAGGTGCCGTGTGGGTGCTACGACGGGTCTGAACCATGACCATCGACCTCGACGCCCTCGAGGCCGCCGTCGCCGAGGGTGAGAAGAAGAACTTCTTCGTGGCGCCCATCGTGAAGGAGCTGATCGCGGAGCTGCGCGAGGCCCGCGGGGAGCGCGCCGCCGTGGTGGCGTTCCTTCGCGAGGGCGACACGGTGTGCATGGAGTGCGGCGACCGCGCCACGCTCGACCTCGCGTATCGCATCGAGTGCGGCGAACACCGCCGCGAGGAGGAGCGATGAACTGCACCCGCTGCGGCAAGCCTTCGCGCGTGGTGGACACCCGCCAGCCCGACGACAGCCCGGGCGTTTACTGCGGGCGCATCCGCGCAGCTGGAGAGGTAGCGTCCTGGTACACGTCCGAGGTGGTCGTGCGCCGTCGTGTGTGCCCAGAGCGGCACGAGTGGTTTACCGTCGAGCTCGCCACCGAAGACGTCACGGCGATGGTTCAAGAGGGCAAGCCATGAGCGCGCCTACGAACCATGACCCCGTCCTCGTGCTGCTCTGGATCATGGAGCGCATGGACGGCGTGGCGCTGGAGTACATCGCCCGGCGTGAGCGGATGCGGACCTCGACCATGCGAGACATCCTCGTCGCGTGGGGCTGCCCACCGACCCGGTACCGGATGCGCGACGAGTACCACGAGGCCCTCACGCTCTGGAACACGGGCGACTTCACGTGGTGCGAGATCGCAGAGGAGACGCGTAGCCCCATGGATGCGAAGACCCTGCGGCAGGCCGTGTTCGCGTGGGCGCAGAACATGGAGCTCGAGTACCGTGTCGGTCGCCAGAGGGGAGCTAGGCTGAAGCGGCGGCGAGAGGCGGCGGCATAGTACACCTCGAGGGGCGCGCGTGCTATCCTCAGCGCGCACCCGCCCCGTAGGAGTTAAAATGAGCAAGCTTCCTGAGTTCATGCAGAGCCGCAGCCTCGACCACGACGCCGCCGTGACCGGCGTCATCACCACGAAGCGCGCCCTGAGCACGCACCCCGCGGCAAAGGTCGGCGGGCAGATCTACGCCGTGCAGAGCGCGACGGTGCAGAACACGACCGTGGCGACCTCGTTCGGTAGCGTCAGCATCCCGGCCGGCGCGCTGACCGCGGGCACGCACATTCGCGTCATGGCCCTCGGGACCATCGTCGGGCAGAACAGCACGGACACCTTTGGTGTAGTGCTCAAGCTCGGGTCGACGACCATCACCACGATCACCGCGCGTGACCCGGCGACGAGCGACGTGTTCCACCTTCGCGCCGACATCCTCGTGCGTAGCACCGGGGCCTCCGGTGCTGTGCGTGCGTCGAGCGGGCACCTGTTCGCCGCGGCCGGCGGGTACGTGGCCGGCGCCGAGGTCGTGGGCACTGCGAGCGTCACGGTCGACACGACCGTCGACAACCTGCTCGACCTCGTCGGCACGTGGTCGGTGGCGAACGCGGGCAACGTCGCGCGCCTCGACGCCATGACCGTCGAGATCATCGGGTAGTCGTTGACGCTAGCGAGGGGACGCCGTTAGGGTACGGATGTCCTCGCAGGGACGCGGGCTTGATCACCCGCTCGCGGGGGGCGCTAAGCCCCCCGCTTCTCCCCTGCGACAAGACCTGCGAGACATCGTGAACATCCGATACGCGCTGCGGTACGCAGCTGCGGGCTTACGCGTACATCCGCTCTATGAGGTCGACCCCGTCACGCAGACGTGTGCGTGCTACCGAGGCGTCGAGTGCATTGAGAAGCAGAGAGGCAAGCACCCGAGGCTCGGGGGCTGGCAAGAGAAGGCCAGCACCGACGAGGCCCAGGTGCGCGAATGGTGGGGCCGATGGCCCACAGCCGGCGTCGGCATCGCGACGGGAGCCACCTCGAAGGTCTGGGTGCTGGACGTGGACGGCCCAGAGGCCATGGCATGGTACGACGTGCAGTGCGTGGCGAATGGCCTCACCGAGACGCTCGGCGTTCGCACGGCGCGAGGCGCTCACCTTTACTGGCGCTGGCCCGAGGTCATGGTCCGCAACGCGCAAGGCATCGCGCCCGGTGTCGATGTGCGTGGAGAGGGCGGGTACGTCTGCGCCCCACCGACCGTCCATCGGAGCGGGCACGTCTACGCGTGGGTCAATGAGCCGGGTTTCACTCGTGAGGCTGCGCTAGCGCCCGCGTGGTTGCTCGACATGGTGAAGGAGAAGCCGAAGCCCGAGCCGAAGGTCGTGCGCGCGCCGCAGCGTGACCTATCGCCGCGAGAGGTGGCCGCGATCTTCCGCGCCGCAGCAGATACCGACCCCGCCGTGCGCGAACGCATCGGGCTCATGGTCGGCGGTACGCCTCACCATTCCGCGGCGAGGCCCTACGTGGACGGCATACGATGCCCGAAGTGCGGTAGGCCCGAGGTGTGGTTCTACCTGGACGAAGGCCCAGCGGTCTGCCATCACCGGAACTCATGCCACTGGGCCGGTCCTATCTCCTCTCTCTCTACAGGTGCACGATGACTCCCGAACAGATGGCCGAGATGCTCGGCGTGACCATGACCGACAACCGAGACGCCACGACCTGGGCGCTGCTCGACAAGAGTGACCCCAGCCGCGACAAGGCGACCGGCGCCATCATCCGCGAGGGTAAGCCGAAGGGGCACCTCGCGAACGTGCAGACCATCTTCTCGACCGACCCTGCGTGGACCACTGCCTTCAGTCGGTGCGAGCTGCGGCGCCGGGTACTGTGGGAGGGCGACGTCATCCGCGACGAGGACGAGGCCGAGGTGAGCCGACTGCTCGCATCGTCTTACGGGCTGCATGCCACGACGCAGATCGTGAGCGAGGCGATCCGATGGGCTGCGATCAAGAGCAGCACGCATCCTGTTCGCGAGTGGCTTGCGGGTCTGACGTGGGACGGTGTGCCGCGCCTCGACCGATGGCTCACGACCTACTGCTCGGCGCCGGATACGGAGCTCGTGCGAGCGATGGGGCGCGCGTGGCTCATTCAAGCGTGCGCCCGCGCCATCGAGCCGGGTTGCAAGGCCGACGCGGTCCTCGTGCTCAAGGGCGTGCAGGGATGCCGAAAGAGCACGACGTGCGGCGTCCTCGGGGGCGCGTGGTTCTCGGACTCCGAGATCGACCTCGCATCGAAGGACAAGTACACGCAGCTTGAGGGCGTGTGGGTCTACGAGCTCTCGGAGATGGACGCGATGCGTAAGGCAGACGCTCGCGCGCTCAAGGCGTTCGTATCGTCACAGTCCGACAAGTACCGGCCGGCCTACGGACGCAACACGCAAGAGGTGCCGCGGTCGACCGTGTTCATTGGCACCACGAACGACGACGAGTTCCTCGTGGACCCCACGGGCTCGCGCCGGTACTGGGTGGTCGAGGTGGCGCAGTGCTTTCCCGAGGCCCTCGAGGCAGACCGCGAGCAGCTGTGGGCTGAGGCGGCGCACTACACGCGCCAGGGCGAACACTGGCACCTGCCGGGCGACCTCGACCTCGAGCGCGCACAGGAAGCCGAACGGTACACGCCGGTTGACTCGTGGGAGAACGCGATCGCCGAGTGGGTGATCGGACAGGATCGCTTCACGCTGGACGATGTGTGGAAGCGCGCCCTCAGCAACGATCGGTCGAACGCCGCTCGTCACGACGACATGCGGATGGCGACGATCCTACGCCGGCTCGGGTTCACGAAGAAGCGAGGCCGTGCCTTCAACGGGAGCGTGGACCGCGCCTACATCTGGAGCCGCGCCTAGGTCTGTCCCCACCTGTCCCCACCTCGGCGCTAGGTGGGGACGCCCTACGATCTAGACTGCGTCGGCATTGTCCCCACCGTCCCCACCTTCCCTACCTTTTCTCTATAGAGAGAGAGAGAGATAGATATAGAGAGTCTGAAAACGGCGTCGAGGTAGGGCGAGGTGGGGACAGAACGCTACGACATACACGGCATCGATATCGTAGCCGTCCCCACCTCGGCAGTAAGGTAGGGACAGGTAGGGACGGCAGCTTCGGTGGTTGCCGAGGCGCGACCCCACGTTAGAGGATCGATGCGTGGATCTCCACGTGAACGTAGGGAAAGCCGTCCCGGCAATGGTGCCGGGCGGCGCTCCCGGCGACAGGAGCGCATGACCATCCGAGCCGTGCCGCTGACGTTGAAGCAAGCGAACGACCTAGTGGCGCAGCTGCATCGTCACCACAAGCCGTGCCGAGGGCATCGGTACTCCATCGGCGCAGAGGTCGATGGCAAGCTCGTGGGTGCGGTCATTGTCGGTCGTCCGGTCGCTCGCATGGTGTCGCAGTACGACGTTGCCGAGGTCACTCGCCTCGTGACCGATGGATCGCGGAACGTGTGCAGCTTTCTCTACGGTCGAGCTGCACAGGCCGCACAGGCGATGGGGTTCAAGCGCATCCAGACGTACACGCTGCCCGAGGAAGGCGGCGCCTCTCTGCGCGGTGTAGGCTGGACGTGTGACGGTGTCCTTCGGCGGGACGGCGAGGGCTGGACTAGCCGCGACGGTAGACGCACCGACCAGCCGACGAGCGCGAAGGTGCGATGGGGACGCGACCTATGACGACAGGAACAGGCCAGAACACCCACAAAAGGCGTGTATACTGACCGATACCCCCCCCGACCCCGTATGGTT